GGAATGTAAAGGTTTCATGAATGAGAATTGGTTTTGTGGTCTTTGTGATGGACACTTCTGTGAGCATTGTAATGAAAAGATTGAGGATGATCATGTGTGTGACCCGGATGCGGTAAAGACTATGGAACTTCTAAAGAAGGATACGAAGCCATGTCCCAAATGTGGAACAGTCATACAGAAACTAAGTGGGTGTTCTCAGATGTGGTGTCCAGATTGCCACACAGCCTTTGATTGGCGCACTGGTCAGATTGAGACGGGTCGCATTCACAACCCCCATTATATGGAGTTTAAGAGGGGTCGGATCTCATCAAGAGAACACGCAGACATACCATGCGGTGGTGTACCATCTTTTAGAGAGCTGCGACAAATAAACGCACCCGATGACGTCATGCGTTTTGCGATGGTACTTTACCAACTTGACAGAGATCTCATATACAGATACGGTGATATGTACGATGGGGATAATCAATATCTTCGTGTTGCCTACATGTTGAATGAACTAGAAGAAGATAAGTTTAAGAAGGAACTCCAAAGACGAGACAAACAACGGGAGAAATACAGGGACATTAACAATATATTTAGAATGGTCATAGATACAGGAGGGGATCTCCTAAGACAGTATGTACTTGAACCCGATAGAGTTGATGAAATCATAGATATAGGATTAAAACTTGTAGATTATGCGAATGATGTCATGAAGACCATTCGGACAAGATACAATTGTCTGGTTCCCTACAATATTAATCTTTTCTAAAAGTAAGATGCTACGATTTGTACTCCTCGCCATTTTAGCGATTGCCCTTATATACGAGAAGGTAAATATTACAGACGAAGTCGCGGGTTCTAAGAATTTCCATCTCAGTGGTGGTACCTCAAAGCAGATGTATCTCCTTATGCATAGAAACGGAATGAAACAAGAAGATCTCAAAAAGTTCGTGCAATTGGAGGATCGTTTTCTTCAAATTGAACGAAATTCGGTGTGTTCAGGAATATCTTATATTGTCGAAGCGACAACTCTTTCGAACTTAATAAAGGACCTTTTTCCAAGCTACAATTTTGCGTATCACACAATTCATCTCAAGCAGGTGGCTGAACCAACTAAATCTGTGAACTCACGAGTAACATGTTCATGAGATTCCAAACAAGCATTTTATGCTTTGGACTCTCAATCTTAATGTAATTCTTAATGATATACATGATGAGTCCGTTATCATCTGACTCATGATTTTCTAGTAAGTATTTCACAGGATCTGGAGCTGTTGCGAAATCGTCATTGATTTTATATTGAAGTTCAAGTTCGCACATTAGCTTTTCACTCCGCCTTCCTTTACGAATGTAATCAGCGATTATATAAATTAATCCATCTAAAAACTCTTCGATGGCCATATCAATCCAAGAGTTTTGAGGTGTTCCCCATTCCGTCGTGTCGGAATCAACAATCACACCATGACCATATCGCTTCTTTCCGATCTCAAGTCGTTTGGTGATTTGTTCTGTGATTGATTCCATGTCTAGTTACGATTAGTTCTTTTTCCTTAAGTTTATCCAAGTCTTTTTATAATTTACAAGTTGTTTCATGGTTGGACCACGAGTCATAATATAGTTCGTCGCGGCATTTCTATATTGTGGGATCAAGTTCCGTGGTACACCGTTCACATTCAATTGATTCATGATAATCTTCTTTTCCAAGTTGCGACCTCTCTCCACTTTCCATTGGTTTACGACTCGTTTTTTAAGGCTGTCCACATCCCGTTTAAATGGAATACCTGTTTTATTCCCATTCTTCAATTTATTGAGTTCGGTTTTCATCATCCTCACATCATTATTGAGAGAAGGCATGACATTCTTGTAACGGGACATCCACCGCTTACCATAAAGTTTCAAGATGTCTTTACGAATTGTGTTTTCATTGAGACCTCTCCTTTTCATGACCTCTTCTCGTTTTGTATTCTTCTTTTTCTGTGTGACTTCTTTTCTTGTGGGTTTTGGTGGTGGTTTTGGTTTGGGTGCCGCCAATACATTGCGCGCCTTTTCAATCTTTTTACAGAGAGATTCTTTGGTTTCCTTCTCATCCAATTTGATATTGAGAATACCCGCTACACGAAGAAGTTCCGTTTTGCTATAACCCGTACAAGTCGCCCTACCAACTCTAAATGTATTACCTGAACCCGAAAGTGTTACATTCTTTTTCTTATTGGTATTTCTGAAAGTGGCGGTTTTCACATTTGAGATCTTCTTAATCTTTTCACAGATTTCTCCCTTCTTAGTTGACATTGTGATCCCAACGACACCCATCTTCTTCGCGAGATCCACGAGTTCTGTTTTTGAGAGACGCATACATTGTTTACTATCAATTCTGAGAGCAGCCTTTTGATTCTTACTCAAAACAGTGGTACGAGTCTTTTTTGTTGGTGTCGTCTTACCCTTTACGAGCTTCTTTGGAACTGCCGCTGTGAGTACGATATCCCCCCTTTCATACATCATCTTGACGAGTTCAGCACCATCGGTGTAAGAAACAAGCATTTCAGCAGGTGTTGGCGCACCCGATATTTGAACATTCCCACTCTTTGCGATAATGTATTTGTGACCCTTGTATGTGGCATACATGAATGGAGAAATATCTGGTTCATAACTCACATAGCTGACACCATACTTTGTCATCATGTTTCGTGTGAGTGTACCCATGTCCTTGAAAATGCCATTGACTCTGAATTGCCCACTGAGATTGTTGTATTCAAATGGTGTGTAAAGGAACGCTTCACGCTCGCTATAAGTATTTACCATAAAACGACGAATGAGTTCTGGTTGGTTTGAGATATTTGTTCCTATAAATCCACCCGAAAAGCGAATCTTACCATTTTTGTAAAAGTTTACAGTTGCACCTTTGGATTCCGTTCCATCCGATACAACAACTTTAATCTGAACTGTAAAGAAGTTTTTATTGATATCACCCTTCTTTCCATACTCCTTCGTGTGTGAGAACCCTGTCTCAAATCTCCCATAAACACCGTTAATCTCTTTTGTGTCTATATAAAGACCCTCGCCAATAGGAGTTTTTGGGAGTGGTGTTTTGAGAAGGATTTTTTTGAGATTGATGCGTGTCTCTGAAGTGAACTTCTTATTTACGGTTGCATTAAACATACCTGGATTTAATTTGCTAACACTAAATGTAAGATTGACTGGTTTGGGTGGTGATGGTTGTCCAACCATTGCGATAATGTTATCGATATTGTCATTGTTGTTTGAATCGCTGACATCTAAAAACTGTGCAAATTCACCATAATTGGTATTGTTAATTATATTTTTTTCCAAACGTGGTGGAAAAGCCATCTCAGCTTCAATTTCCCGAACCAATGCATTGTTTGACGCGGTTGTAGAGACAGAGCTTGGGCTGTTCGTGGGACGTACCTCTATCCCCGACTGCCTCACAAAGTCTCTCGGTGACTGGCTCATATTACTATTGCGTGGTATTTTTTTTAGTAATCATCGGTGAAGCCCAGACTTTCTTCAACCACATCAAGTCCATAGACGACGGGCTGTCTGGGGTATACCCGACCCTTGTAGTTGACGACTTCTTCTCTCACTTCAATGTCACGGGAACTGAACGGACCCGCATAGAAGTCTTGATTGAACTTGGGTTTGCCAAGGTTGTTCGCTTGACAGTGTTGGTTGAAAACCTGGATGAAGAGCTTCTGAGGTACAAACGCGTCTTTCCCGAAGACGATGTTCGTAGATTCCAGGAAGTTGTGGAGAGTACTCGCAACCATAGCGACCTGCTTCTGGATTTTCTTGAAATAGTCGGGAACTACGTTCCAGATATCTTTGTCCCTGTATTTGTTTGAGTAATCAAGGTACGCCTTGATACATTTGAGTAAAATGATTGGTAACTCACGATTCAACTTCTCGTCAAGTTGTGGATCGGCATCCCTCACTTGTTTGGAAAAGTTCCATGGAAGAATACAGCGAAGACCGGAGCCTGAGTTATCTTGCCAATTGGGAACTTCATTCCCACCCAGAACACCTGGAACAGTCCACTCGATGGAGACCGCAGTTTTGTTT